TAAAGGAGGTGGTCTCAGCCCTTCAGACCTTCGTAAGATAAGTAAGACCGCCTACGGCAACGCAGAAGGCAAGATAGGAAACGCTCAGTTAGTGAAAGAAACCAAGACATTGAAGTTCTACAAAGACGGCAACAATATTATTATAGGTGTCCGAGGAACGAAAGACTGGAAAGACTGGCTAAGCAACTTTTCTCTTGCTCATCCGAACAAAGAATACTTCAGAGCGTCTCCCCGAGTAAGTAAAGACATCGCAGACATCAAAGCATTCCAGACTGAATATCCACCGTCTCAATATCATTACTCTGGCGTCGGGCATTCACTCGGTGGTGCCGTGATTGATGAAATGATAAACCAAGGTCTGATTAAAAAAGGACGCTCTTACAATCCAGCAGTTCACATAGCAGACCTTCATAAGGGCGTTGATAAGAACAAACGTATCTATGAAGAGAAAGACCCATTACACATCATCGGCAAGATTGCTGGTCAGCATCAAGGAGACCTTGATGTGCGTAAAAGTATCATTGAAAGCGAAGACCCACTTGAACATCACGCTATTAATAACCCAGCCTTTGAAGGTGGCGGAGGAACTCCATCAAAACCTATTAGTTCAGCACCTCCCCCGCCTCGTGTTTCAACGTCTCGTATGGAACCCGCACTGAAAAAAGGCGACCCGTTCTTGGTCTTCTACATAAATAAACCAAATGGTGACCACTCATTCACACGATACGCAAAGCCAGAAGATTTTGAAAAATCAATGGACTGGGAATGGCTACTGCGTTCGCAAGCAACAGAGGAAGACTATTTTAGAACTTGTGATTATTTGACGAACTGTGAAAAGCAATGGAGGCAACTCAATGGAAGTGGTTATGGTGGAATGATGCCGTTTGCTGAGCACAAGGAGAAGATGCGAAAGTTGCGTGAAGAGAACCTTGCTAAACAGAAAGCAATAGAACGAGCAAAAGCGATTGTGTCGCCTATTGGTCAGCCTCCTCCGCCTCCTCCGCCTCCAAAGTCTAATCGCAAGATTGTCTTTGAAGGCAAAGGCATCCAAGGCAAGTTTCATCAGCAGATTATCAAAGCGGGAATGACACCAGAGGGCTATATGCGTGAAGTCTTGAAGAATGCGAAAGCCAATGGCTATGGTGAATACACCGCAGACATTGAGTTTAGTGATGATGATGTTCATAAGTTAATGATTAAGACGGAGGTAGATGGGCGTTCCCGGACAGCCCGCTTTGGTAGGGTAGGCTATGGAGACTTTGTATTGTGGAACCACTCAAATCCAGCCCTTGCTCAAACAAAGAAGGATACTTTTCATCGGTCGCACGAGGCGATAAAAGGGAAATGGCAGAAAGACCCGTTGAGCCCGAACAATCTTTCACTTCATATACTGTGGTGATAGTTGCGATATGTTTGAGGTCGGGTTGCCAATCTTTAATATTAATAGACGGCTTCACTTTGCCACTGCGAAGGAGCATACCATCTTTCTCGTCACTACAATAAAAACGATATGCGTCGTGTATCGTTTTTATTGTTTCTAAACCCATACCTACACTCATTCTACTTTGCCCGGGGATTTTATTTAACGGAGACGAGCGGATAGACCCTTCGGCATCTTGCCACCAGCACCAGCACCCGTGCCAGCACCAGCACCAGCACCAGCAACACGAGGAGCATCGGGGGTCTTGGAGAGGCAGTTCGCCAGAGACGCTCCCATACCAGAGCCAGTCCAGCGGGCAAGCATCGCACGAGTGCCCGTAGGGGCAGTCGGGGCTGAGATGATGTCTTGCTCTGACAGAACACCCTTGATGATGCGGGAAGAGCCACGGATGCTCTCAAAGAAGCCACTGTTGACCGTGACTACGTAGAGAGACACGGCGTTACACGCAAGCGTGGTGTTGTTCTTCACCGTTAAGTTAAACTGGAACGTAAAGTTGCCAACAAGCGACGGGGCTTGTCCAGTCTGGAGCGTGATGTCCTTGCCCGGCTTGAGGACGAGGAAACCGCCCGTAAGCGGGACACGACCATAGCCACCGAGACCAGACGTTGTGCCGAACTGGACGTCGCCTTGTCCAGTCGTGGCTTGGGCGGGCGGGATAAGTCCAGTGGCAACAGTGTTCAACGCATTCGCAAGAGATGAGTGACCAGCACCAAGCCACTGAGCGTATGACATATCAAGACCGTTGTGGACTGACATCTCGTATAACTGCTCCGCACTCGTTGAGGAGAGCAGACCGCTAAAGTTGTCAAAGTTCACTGACAGAGGGTTATTTACACCATCCATCTGCGAAGCCGGGGGGAAATACCAGTCGCCTTGCGTCGGGTCTACCGTGCCAGTTGAGGCAAGCGTAGTCGTGTAGAACGTCGGCTTCGCATAGATGACGAAAAGGTCGGGGATTTGCGGGAGCGTAATCGTCTGTGACTGTAACTGGGCAGTGCTTCCAGCACTGATGCCACCAGAGTAGTTCGTGATGTAACGAGGGAACTCCATATACGGCACAACTGACTTCGGGGGAAGCGGGACATCCAGAGACGGCGTAAGGAAGATACAGTTGACACGGGAGTTCGCAAATCCACCAGACTGCTGGTTAGTGTTGACTGATACTGATGACACGAGACGAGATGTCACGCCAGACGTGTCTGAGTTGGGCTTGCTACGGATGATACGGGTCACATCCGTGTTTAAGTTCATAATCAACTGGATGTTGTTGATGCCGAAGAGACCCGTGTCCGCCTCGTGGATGTCGGAGAAGACAAACGGACTGAGCACGAGTTTCTCCGTAGAACGGAAACGGCAGTAGACCGTCTGGGCTTGGGCAACCATTGAAACACCACCTTCAACTACAAAGATAGGAGTGCCATCAACACCGATGCCGTAGTCGCCAGTGGCATACGTCCAAGCGGGAGTGGCGGCGGAATACGTCGCACCGACGACAGTGAAGTAGTTGACAACACCCGTAGAGGCGTTATACCAACCAATCGCCTTACCACTCGCAATACCGAGAACACCAGAGCCACGTAGAGGCGTGCCATCCTTCGCAGTCCATACGACGTCCGGGTATGCTCCATTCGGCTGGAGGTCAGTCGCAATAGAGCCGTTCTCAAAGCCAGAGACAGTGTCGCCCGGGCAGTTCTGTCCATCCGCATAATACAAAAACTTGTCTAACATTGTCGGGCACATACGCTGGCGACGATTATCTTTGAGGTCAGTCAGACGAAGAACCTCCTTGAGAACGTCACCAGAGTTAATAACAGATGTGGTGTCGTTAATGGTCGCCGTGATTGTTGAACATAGGGAGTTCAGAGGAAACGCCGTAAGGGCGATGTCGTTGCCCCAGTTGACAACACGCATACCGTTGGTGATTGTGCCAGCAACAGTCACCGTGAACTGTAGAAAGACTTGAGACGTCCAGTGGATGCCACGGTCAACGAAGACGTTCTCGGAAGGAACATAAACGTTGTAGGTGTGCTGGGACGAGGTCGCCGAGATGGCGTTAAACGGGGCGTTCGTAAGGGAAAGAGCACCCTTCTCTACCGCATACTTGGGTCTCTGCTGAACAATGCGACTGTCGTAGACCGCCAACTTCTCAATATCCGCTGACATTCGTATATTGAGAAGGAAGATTTTATTTTTGGCAAAACAGTCTTACTCTTTCTGCGGAACTTTGCCACCCACACCCTTTCGCCGGAACATACATTTTATAGAAACAGAGGAGAGGTTATACATCCGAATAGGGTTGAGACTTCCATCCAGACGGTTCTTCCAAAAGACTTGGATGTCAATCGTGCGGATACTCTGATTTTTCGCAGAGAAGTCCGCCAGACGGTATTCTGCGACCGGGGAATAGTAGATGAACTGCTTGTAACCTTCTGCTCCGCTTGTCGCTAAGTCTAACGCTACGTCCGTGATGATAGGCTGGAAAGCAGACGCCGAGACCGGCTGGCTCTGCCCAATGTTGCCACTGCCAAGAATGATAGGCTGACCCACGGCTTCGTTCTTAATCGGGAGTAGAGTGCTGGTGAATACAATGGATGAAATCGGAGACCAAAGGTCGCCAGTGCTATTGAAGTCTTGCGTCAGTTTCCAGAAATATTTCTTGAATGACTGCGGAAAATAGGCGTTCTGAAGTGTTAGGTCGGGGACATAAGCAACACCCGTGTAATCAAGAATGTTTGTGTAGAACTTATTCGTTGTCTGAAGTTCATAGGCATAACCTATCGGAGGCTTGCCCGTGCCAGTTGCCAGAGAGACATAACCAGAACTGTCCGTTCCACCCGTAGTGAAGGCTACGTTGGCGGCGTTATTTCCATAACCAATCGTAAGACTGCCGGCGGTGGGATTGTTGAAATACTGGTAGTTGAAGTTGTCCAGTAAGCCCTTCATATTCGTGTTGAACATCAGACGAGTGAAGATGTTGCCACTTAGAACACCCATAGTAGTGGAAGTGCCGAGGTCGGCAACTACACGAGTGCCAGACTGAATGTTGGCTTGGTAGAGTTCAAACAACTTTGTTGTCGGATTGTAGAATAGCGTCGGAGGGACAAGATTGTAAGTAACAAGGAAGGCTGAAAATGTCGCAGAGCCAGCCAATGTTATGCCTCTGGCAAGACACTGGTCAAACCACGCATAGTATAAGTCGCACATACAACACGTGGACTTCGCACGAGAATACTGACCAGTGACGGCGGCGTTCGCCAAGTCTGCCGGGTTATACATCGTCAAGTTCCAGAGGTCGCAGAACCACGTATAAGTCATCGCAAAATAATACTGCGATGAAAGGTTCTGGTTTGTGCCCTTGTCCTCGTCTACAGATGTCCAGACAGTTGAGTTTGTCGTGGCTATACCCGTGATGTTAGGTGACCACGCAGTTGAGCCGGACGGATTGACGCCGAGTGTCGGTGTGCTGGTCGCCCTCCAGTTGAGACCATTCCAAGACACAATCGCACCCGTTGTGTATGTGCTATTAGCGTCCCACGGAGAGCACTGCTTAACTATAAAATATGAGCCCGTGTATGTGGAATATAAATAGTTCACCAACGTCTGTGCGTTCGTGGGCGTTGTTGTATACACGGGGTCAGTCGTCACAATGTCTCCAATAGAATACGATTGAGTTGAAACATACGGTCCCTTGAACTGACTGGCAGACAGACCGGGAGGCGTGGGAGCACTGTCGGGGCTCTTATTCTGCGGTGCCCACTGTATCCAACGAATAGCGGGCATCGCTTGGATTAGCAGTGCTGAACTGGTGTTTCCAACGTTTCCCGTCATCGCAAGAGCCATTCCATACTCCGTTAAGTTAGGATTGACTTGCCCAGTGCCAGATTGGATGTTAGGAACGAACAAAGGAAGGTTTTTTGCGGGTCCGTTCATTGAAAAACGGACGATTGAGAAGTAATAGTCTCCGCAATCCTTAACAAGTGCCGTATCACGAGTTTCTTGGAAACGGATGACCGGGTCTACGACACTTGAGTTATTGTTGCCACGCTCATCTGTCTCATTGTTAATGATGTCAGCGTTATAGTAAATGTAGTCGGGCACATCTTCTGTTCCACCTTGGCGTGTGAAGGACATTCTATAGTTGTTAGAGATATTATTTCCGTAGGGCTTTGAACGTAATGCCAGACACAAAGTCATCCGGAGACAGTTTGCTACGTTTTATGAGTGCGTCATACTCCTCTAAAGATAAGTTCTTGTAGAGCAGTCTCGTGATACAATGCCGACCGCACGTGTTCATTGTTGCTCCCATCTTTTGAAACGGATGTGTGTTGTAGATGACTGGCACGTCGGCTTGCTTCAGAAGTTGTGTTAGAGTGTTTTCGCCTTCGCCTAACTGCTGAAGACGTTCGGCGGGAATAATCTTTTTCTCAGCGTCCGGCTTGTGTCCGTAAGGGTCAAAATACTCAATGTGGTCATAAGGGACGGAGTGTCTCAGCATACAAACCCAATGACCTTCAGTCGGACCAGTGGTCAAGACTAACATCATACAACGTCCTTTAGCATCAAACACGTCGTTGATTGAACGCACCGTCTTCAAATGCGGATACGGAAAAATGCTCGTTGCTCCGAGGCACTTGCGAATGTCAGTGTCCGATAGTGAATAGTCTTCAACACGTTTCAAGTCTTGCCTACTCATTCTTTTCTCTGCTTAGAAATAAGAATGAACAGTAGTCCGTTTAGTGAAGTAAAGGAAAAAAAGAAACCAAAAGAGAAGGAAGCCTTGCCTAAGAACGATGTATGCTTTACGAAGCACCACGGTGTTGCTGAGCAGAAGGTGTCTCGGTCGGGGGCAAAGGCACTATTGGGACGAACGCCGATGGAGCATCATCTGCCTTGGCTCTCGGGATGGCTGGAACAGTTGAGGCAGTCCCGCTCGTTGCCGATGAGCGTCGTGAAGGACGGTCTTTCGGGACTGGCAAATCTTTACTCAGCGGAGGAATGCTTATTGATAGTCGGCTCGTGTCGGAAGGCTTTTGCTGACCGCTTTCGGGGCGAGAAGTTGCCAGAGGAGGAGATGGAGATTTTAATGGGAACATTGACGCCGGAGGTTCTTGAAAGACCACTATCTTCTCCAGTCCAGTTACATCTTCCGGCAGTGACACTCCCGATTTCAAGGCATCCTTTTGATATTGACGGCGAAACTCTTGAAGAAGTGTTGGCGGGAGTAGAGGGCTGATTTCTGCTAAGCGGTCAATATTTTCTTTGGTGTATTTGAGGAGGTCGGTCGGCGACATCCGCTCCTCCCTCGGCAGAGCCATCTCAATAGACAGAAAGCGGAACAGTTTGGAATACTGAATAGCACTTATGCGATGCCCTTCGGCACGCTTGCTCCATTGAAAATAACTACCCACCGTTCCGAGAACAGACACGAAAAGAGACGCTACGCCGAGTGCTATGGACGCAGTCATCTGCTCCCCAGCAAACATAGACGAACTTCCAACTTGTAGGAAACCTACGACAGTTGAAAGGACGATTTGCGGGAGGTCAATGAACACTCGTTGCCGACTATACACTTCCTCCGCACGCTTGTGAATAAAACTCAAGCCGTGTGCTTGTTCTCCGGACTTGACGAAATATTCCTCAATCCGCTCATTCCACGATACTTCACCTAAGTCGGACATATCTACTTGGGTAAGGTATTTTTGTTTTATAGGTTCTATCGGTTCTCCGGCGTAAACTATTCCAATCGGTTGAAGTGGTCTCCTATAGGACTTTACGGAGCAGAACCTATAGAACCTATAGTGGCACTTAAGGAACTTTTCAGACCGGAGGCTTTGTCTCTACACCAACAACGGGTCCGAGCGTCTGCTCCTTCTCCTTCTTGTCAAGGAACGGGCTCATCTCCTTCGCACCGCATACGAAATACCACAGTTTGCCAATCCTCATCTGTATCTTCCACCGTAAGTCCCGATGGACTGCTGAATACTGAATATATGTTTCGCCCGTCGCATCCTTCGCCATCGCCTCAATCTCATCCGCCTTGTGCGACATATTGAGGATTTCCTCCAGTAGAACCTTCAAGTCTTCGGTCTTCATTATACAATCGGGAGAGATGTTGTTTTTTCTGTTTAACCGCACGCAAAGAAAATGCCGGGGGAAATCGCCGAGACGGTCAGCGGGCTCTGAGATGTGTTTTTGAGATAGATATAGTTTACGGTTGCCGTATTGGGATATGCTACGTCACTTGGGTGGACACTCGTTATGCCTAACCGAAGTTTGCCAGAAAACGCAAGAGCGTTCGTTCCTTTATGAAGCGGAACATCAGCAATCCTCTTCACCCACCCCCATTCAATCTGCTTCGCATCTGCTCCCCCATCAACAAAGACATCAAAGTCGCAGAAGAAACTCCTAAAAGCCGAGAAGTTGGCAATCTCCGTCGTAGACGCAACCTTCAAATATCCCGTCTGCTGAGATGCCAAGGTCAGACCCGACCACGCACCCGCACCGAATGTCGTGTCTGCGTTGAGCATAACAACTGACATCACACTCTTGTTGGTTACGCCAAGACTTCCACCTCTGTAGCAAAGAGTTTCATCAACTGGAGGCAGAGGAGGCAGAGTTGCTCCAATCACTACATTGCCACGAGACGCCGAAAGTGTAATGTTCTGTCCAGCATAGAGTGAAAGAACACCGTCGTTCTTTACAACTACGTCTTTATCGCCTTCTACAACAATGCCATCACCCGCTACGACCTTGAGAACACCTTCATTGGAAAGTGTCGTGACGCCATCTGCCGTCGTAGCACGAAGACCCTCGGATGCGTAGACCCCATTAAGAGCATCCGACTGAAGTTTCAAGACGCCATCCACAAGCGACGCCGTCACCGCTCCCTTACAACTGACCGACTTGAGTGGGAAAGTATTTTTAAGTGAAACCGTGTGCTTGTCTCCACCAACGGCAATGCCTTCATCCGCAACAACCTCTCTAACTCCATCATTGACCACTTCTCCGTGTTCGCCAATGACTACCCCCTTGCCCGCAGAAATAGACGTCATAGCCGAAGAGGAAAGGCTCAAAACACCGTCGGCTAAGTCGGCTTGAACAGAGCCACTACATTTAACGGACTTCAAAGGGGCAGTATTCTTCACGACAACATCTTGCGTTCCAGTGACGTCTACGCCGTCCCCACCACTGACTTTGAGAACGCCCGTAGAACTAATCACGTCATCTTGAACGGCAATGCCCGCTCCGCCTTTGAGGGCAAGAGCAAGTGTCGCCACTCCATCCGCCACGGTTGCGACAACTCCTTTGCCTCCGGAGACACTGACCACGGCGTTGCCAACGAGTTTCAGAAGACCCTCTTTCAAAGTCGCAACAAGACCACTGCCTACGGCAACTACATCAAATAACGGTGCGGTGTTCTTCACGACGGCAACATTGTCAGTAAGCACAACGGACACGCCCTCTTCACCTTTCACATCCGCAACGACCGCAGTTAGAGACGCAACGCCACTGAGCGTTTCAACAAGCACGCCTTTTGCTCCAGTCACCTCAAGCACACCTTCGTTCTTAAGATAAGTTATGCCACCACGCTTGTTTCTACTCAGTCCCTTTTCAGTGTGGAGCAAGTCATTGCCAGTGTTGAGTATTCGTAGACCGTTGGACGGCGTTGCGTCAAAACGAATGCCATCGCCCGCCACCAACTCCGCTGAAAGCGTGTAGCCGGATGTTGCGTCTCCTTCCAGTTGTAGCCCATATCCCTTGACCGCAAGTGTTGTCCGTTCAGTATCCATCTATGGTGTGATTAGATTTTTTTACTTGGGGAGTTCAAGAGCCGTCTGAACTTGCTGAAGGAGTAAAGTCTTCTCGGCATCGTGTCTACGCAGATATTCCACGGCAAGAACCTCAAAAGCAGACTTCACTGAAGGGTCTGTAGCACCGGACGCTTCCTTTTTCATCTCTTCTACTTTGTAAAGCATTGAGTTCAACATCATCATCTTCTGCTGAACGACGGCAAATGGGCTCTGCTGATAAGAAGGAAGAGGAGGAGCAGACATTATATCTTCTGTTGAGATTATTCTTTAACTAAACGGACCAACGGCGATATAACTAAAAAGAATATTCGTGAAAGGTCTTGTAGGACTTGAGACAAAGACAGTAATCTGTGTTGAGTTGACTGGATATTGAGACCAGACTGTCGGTGCGGTGACTATGCTTGTTGATTTTTCAGTGACACAAACTTGATAGGAAGTGCCAGCACCCATCGCATATGGCATAGTAGTAGTCACACTTCCTTGACCGGCGGCGTCAGTATAAATAGCATCTTGACTTGCTATGCTCTGTAAAATCGGAGCGGTCGGGGTAGTTGTTGTCGCACTTGTTCCATACAATAGTTGATTGCCAACTGAATAAGCAACCCCTACTGCCAACTTTCCATAGCCTCCTAACGCTTGGTCAATCTTAATAAAACCCGTCGCACTCGTTCTTAGCATAATCGTGGGAGCAGTTACTAAGAATGAAGTCGTTTCTGTAAACGTTATGTTGGTTCCAGTATGATTAAAGTATTGTGAAACAGTTGTGATGTTTGTGTTGGCAGTAAGAACAATACCCCCCGCACCCGTTGGTGCGTCAAGCGTAATGTTCGCACCCGCAGTCGGTGCGTAAAGAGTGATGTCACGTAGACCAGTTAAAAACGCATCACGACCCGAGTTGATGTTTATGTCGTGTCCGCCCACCGTAGGTGTCGTCATAAATATCGCATCTGAAGTCAATGTAAGAAACTTACCGACGGTTGGACAAGAGATAGTCACATTCTGAGTGCTTTTCAAGGTCACTTGTTCTGTTGCGTTGATTTCAAGATAGGAGTTGCCAGTTCCGTTCTGAAAACGCTTGATGGAGCCGTCAGCACCACCAACTACAATCCCGCCATATTGATTATACACTTGCGTGGCGTTATACACTACACCTTGAGTAACGTCAATAGTTCCACTTGCTGACATTGTCAGAGTGGCAAGATTGGTAATGGCACCACCCGATGTGAAACTCTGATTTTGGACGTTAGTGATGTCGTTTAGTGCCATATCAAAGACCAGTCCAGAACCATACAATCGTAGATTGCCCAAGAAATATGAGTTGGCGGCGTTAAAGTTCAGTTGATTGGGATACACACCATCAATATTAGCAGTTCCACCAGTTGTGTTGAAGTTTATCGCATTTACATTGTTAATATAACCATTGCCCATAGTGATGGTCATAACGCCAGAGTTCTGGGCTATAGAAGTATAGTTCCACATATCAAAAATAGTGTTAGTTCCCGTTATTCTGAGGGCTCCGCTTGAAACATACACGTCGCCACCAGTAAAGTTGACGTAAGCACCTACCGTGGAAGCCAAAGTAATATAGGATGCTGTTAGTTGAATACTATTGCCTACACTCGTGGCTTGAAGGATAATATTTCGTCCAATGCCCGTCAGAAGTAAATCTGTGTTGTTGTTGTAAAGTTCAAAAGCGTTATATATCGTGCCACCCATATAGAGTGGATAAGAGTTCATATTCAAATAGCCACCAGTAATATCCACATTACCACCACCCAAGGTAATAGTAGACGCATTTAAAGTTATAATCGGCGATGCTAAAGTAATCTTCGTAGACGCACTTACAGTTACTGTTGGCGATGTCAAAGTGTAGGAAAGTGTGTGTATTCCCGTGTAGGTAGTGCTTTCTAAGTCTATGAGCCCCGAGTAAGCAAGCAAGAGGATGTTGACTGACGAGTTCATTTGAATGCTTGAGCCGAAAAAGATTGTAGGACCTCCCGTTAAGCCGACAAACATTGACCCCGACCCATAAATAGTGCTTGATGATGACATTGTTATACCTTGACAGTTGGTGATTGTATAGTTATTCATATCCAACAATGATGTTGCCGGTCCGCCGAACCACGTAGGCGTTAATGAAAGATTAACTACCCCCGTTGGAGCAGAGATTGCTAAACCAGTGCCACCCGTAATAGTAAACTTTGTTACGCCAACATTCTGAAGTGTTGTTACTCCACTGACAGTAGTAGCGTTCAATCCCGCTCCCGTTGTGCCAATAGATAAAATGCCAGTGTTGGCAACAGTCACTGCTCCCGTTGCTCCACTAACACTTATTCCCGTTCCCGCCACGGCAGATGTAACCCCCGTGTTGGCAACGACAACTGCTCCCGTTGTAGGTGTAGCAGTTATGCCACTTCCCGAAGCAGTGACACTTGTCACGCCACCCGACGGAGGTCCACCGCCGGGATACACTTGCGTCCAGTATGTCGGCGACGAAGGTGGAATGTTGCCTACGTTTCCAGCAGTCGGTGAAAAGATACAAATGAAATAGTTGTTCAGATACGCAACAAAGTCACCCACTTTATAGTTTACATCGGACAACCATCCTTGAGCAACCCACGGAAGGACAAAGCCCGTAAGGTTTGTGCTCGGTGTCCAATAGGTCAATCCAGCAGTCGGATACTGTCCTACGTTGGGCGTGACTGAGGTGCTGACGTATGTCAGACCCAAATACATCACGACTGTCAGCGGTGGATAGGGTGTTGCTGGGCTCCATACTACGTATCCGCTCATTCTCATAGTGGGAAAGATTTTTAACACCTCCTTCGGGCTCGGAGCGTATAATACACGCCGATTTCTGCGTATTAGCACTATAGGTTCTATAGGTTCTACACCGTAAAGTCCCCTAAGGAGGGGTGTTCATCCGATTGGAATAGTTTACGTTGGAGAACCTATAGAACCTATACGACTGATACTTAGTTTTTTTGTCATTATTATATCCTCAACCGTTGAGTAGCCGTGCGTGTTGTGACGAGACAAGCCACTGAGGGTAGTGTTTGTAGATACAAACCCATCGTCCCATCTTCTTGAGGTCTCTAACATCGTCCTTGCTCATCCCTATATGCGTCTTAAGCAAGTAGCCGAGGGCGTGGAAGGAAGTTGCCATAGGATAGACGACAATATGGGTGGCTTCGTTGAGGAGTAGTCGTGTTTTCTTGTAGTTAGTAAGGTAATGTGACAGACATAGCATAGTTGTGTTAGTATGGCGACCCATAGTTGCCAAGTCATCTATTAACTTATGAACAACTTTTTCGTGCTTGCCCGTGAAGGTGTCGTAGTCGTCAAAGATGACCAGACAATCCTTGAACTCATCCAACTCTGGGTAGTCTTCAATGAAACTTTCAATATCTAACCTCTGTGGGGGTGGCTCCATTTTGTCCAAGGTGTTGTCTTCACCCAGTTTGCTGATGAGGTAGACTTCTCGGTCGGGGAAGAACTTTTTGTAACACTCGGCAATGCTCTTGGCAATATAGGACTTACCACTGCCGGAAGCACCCGCAATGTAGAACACCTCCCTACGCTTAGGGTCTGGCGAAGGGATGAGTTGAAACTGTCCCGCATCAGTAAGTTCCACCGCAGTATCCTTGAGGTCATCGTCTAAGATACGCTGATAAAGTCCCTTGCCAATCGCAGTTTCTCCAACCAGTTGCTCGGGGGATAAGTTCTTGTGACGGGCTTCCTCAAGACGACGCATCAACATCGCCCTATCAGTCCCCTTCACGTCTCGGAGTTCCGTAGCGTAGCGTTGGGCTTGGATTGGCTTCAGACGCCTCTCGCCTTTGGGGGCTTCGTTGGTGTGTAAATATAATACTTTCCCGTCCTCCTCTCCGCCTTTTACCACCGCAATCGGGACTGCCCCCTTGGCTTTGTCAAAACTGAGACCGGGCATCGTATAGTAGTAGCAAAGATTTTATGAAAGTCTTTCCTACGCATATAATACGAGTTCTGTATGTGCTTATCATACCGCCCGTAAACAAAGATTTTTACTTCGGCTGGATGATGGCGGGGGTCGCATTGGGGTATGAAGCAAGTAGATTGACAATGTCATTCCATCCATCGTCATTAGGCAACACTGACGCACGTGGAACATCGGGATGGGTCGCATCACCCCACGGACCACTACCAATATTTATAGTCTTCTTGGCATTCATCACACGAGGAATGGGTTGTATGTTTGCCCGTCCCATCGTGGTAATCTGCTTACTGATGGCATCAACAATGCTCGTGAGTGCTGGATAGTCTTTGCTTGAGTATTGGTCATAGCCATAGTCGTTCTTGGGTTTTTGGTCTTTCATCTGCTTCGCAATGTAGCCCGCTTCATCAAGATGGAGTTTGTTGACCATTGGACTTTCAACTTCTCCTTTGGCGTTCGTCTTGCCTTTCATATTCTTGTTGAGCCAGTTGTCAATGTCGTAGTAGAGTTGCCGATACGCAAAGCCTCTGAGACTGTCACGGTTGTGCCAGTAGTGTGATAGGTCTTGAAAGCGGTCTCGGTCTTTAACCATTTTTTTAACCAAGCCCATAACTAATGGGTTTGTAGTGTCTTTGACCATATACGTCTTGACGGTTTTGTTCTTGATGTCCTTCTGGTCGTAGTCCTTTTCAGTCATATACGTGCTGAGCGGAGCAGTCAGCACTTCGGGATACATCATCTCTATGCTCATCAATCCGCCACGGAGTGATGGCGTATGCTTGGCTAATGAGCCCATCAAGAGACCCTCCAGCATCTGAAGGCGTTTGACGGTCGGCTTGTCTACAAGTTCATTCAGACCTTTCAAGATGTGCTCCTCTTCCTTCAAGAAGTTTGGGAGTGTGTAGATGTGCGACATCCGCTCCTTGAACGCATTGACTTCGCTTTCAATGTCTTTGCCAATAGGATGTCCTTCTTCTAAGAGTGTGATGAGCGTTCCAACATCGGAGACGATTGAATATATCTTGCCCAAGTCTGAGTTGAGGGTCTTGCTGAGACGCTCCATTGTCTTTACGTCGTCATTCATCCTTGCTAAAGCAAACTGGCGTTTGATGGCTTTGAAAGGATTGCCTTCGTGGAGGTAATACTTGACCGCTTCTTTCAACTCGGCTTCTACATCCACTCCAACATCGTTAAGTAACTTCCCATTGACACGGAAAGAATAGACCATTGAGAACTCTGTGTAATGATTATTTGAGACCCAGCCAATGACGTCCACCTTTGTCGGTGCGGGACACTGAAACGCCTCTTGAAGCGTCATTGTTGTGCCATCTTGAACTTTCTTAGAGCCGTGGAGGATTTCAGCGGGAGACCAACGCACCGTGTGGAACTTCATATCTTGCTTGAGCAAGATGAAGTCCATCTCAGTCTTCACTGACGTCAGACGCTTGATTAACTTTGCTTTTTCAGTGGATGGCAGAGGCAGACCATCAATCACTTTGAGACTTGCCATTGTGTGAAAGTCCGCATACTTGTAAGGAAGCACACGATACTTTTCTACTGACCCGCATTTGATGTCACCGATGACGGCTTTGGGAATGGCTTGAAGACGCTTCATCATATCGCCGAACTCATCAGCAAGTTTATTCAACACCTTCTCTAAAGAACCTTCCCGTTTCACGTCTTCATCTGCGTCATAATCTCCAGCATACAGTTGAGACCGAAGGCTCATTGAGCCAATGACTTTCACATCATCGCCTTCTGAGAACGACATAGCGTCCAAAATGGCAACTGCGTCGGAAGGATATGTTGATGGATACTTTCGTTCAACGGCTACACTCATTCTCCAATGTGCTTAGATTTTTAATCTTCTATCGTGTGTTGCTTACGCACCGCATTCTTGAGTAGAGTGTGCGTGTGTGTTCCAGCCTCAATCTTCGTTCGTAGAGACTTGCTTATTGGAACGTTGTGGTCTGCCATCCACTGAACCATTCCGTTCAAGTCACGCTCCTTCTCAAGAGCACGATACTGTGCTTTGGACGCCTCCGTGACAACAACACTGCTCTTCTTCGGTCTGCCGACCTTTGACTGAGGAGGTAGTGCTCTTGTCGGTGCTTTAGGAGGGGCTACGCTTTGTGCTTTGGGAGCAGACGCACTCGTCTGAACGCCAAATCCTTGCGTATCGGGGTCAAAGTGTGCTGAAATATTGAGCGGTGCTTCTGTTGCCGTGTTGCTCTGCCCGCTTACTGCGTTAAAGGGTGTGCGTTTGAAGGAGACTGGAGGCTCTCTCTTGAACTTGGCGGATGGTTTGGCTTCTTCGCCTTCCATCAAATACTTTGTGGTTTTTGCCTTCGGCTTTAGAGACACCTTCCTACGTCCACCGGGTGTCGGCTGGACATACGCAACGTCGTCGTCTTCTCTTTCCTCTTCCTCTTCCGCCTCATTACGGTCAACGGCAGACCTTATACTTTCGCCGAAGAAGGCAAGTTGGCGACCACGACCACCCGACGCAACACCGACGTCTTGCTCCACTTCGCCCGCACCTTCTCCGAAGACATCCCGATTGGGGTCTGCTCCGTTATTCGCCATCTGCTGACGACCACGACGAATAGCACCTTCACCAGTGCCGTCGCCTTCGTGTTCGCCGTCTTCACGGCTCATACCCGGTCTTGAGAAACGAGCATTTGACCCGAGGTCTGCTTGTCCCGCACGCTCATCCCTATCAAAGTCGCTTCCATCACTATCGTCACTATCTCCGCCACTGCTTTCACCACCACTG